TCGCCGTGAGGCAGACCGTCAAGAGCATACTGGACTAACGCATGATGCGTTATTGCAAAGAGCGGGAACGATGGACCCAACCCAAGGGGTTGACCCTTGGACCAACGCATTACACGTTGGGTCTTAGCCACTGGATCGTGAACAAGCCACGGACCCTTGGCTGCGGCTGCAAAGCCGCGGTTAAGGCCATAAGCCTGGGGGTCCCCCCCCGGCCCGACTGGACAAACCACATCCAGCACTCGTTGTTGCAGAGTCATAGGGAAGTTGTTGGTAGCGTCACTGAGATCAATGGAATGAACCACTAACCCCTCAGCTAACCAACTTTGAACTGCTACGACACCGCTCTCTTGATCGTGAGTACAATCCCTAGCGTTACCTTTGAGCAAGCCCAAGAGCCCTGTTTTAAGGGGCTCAAGAGCTAGCTGCACCAGTGGATCAGGGTTGGCGACAGCACGAAGCTTGAAGCCAGCCTCCTGGATAAAGGAGACCTTCCCAACGCCTCCAACAGGGGGTTCACCGTTGACCCAGTCTGACAAGACGGGCTTACGGTCTAGCTCGATGTTCAGAGCTAGCCTGGGAAACGATCCGAAGAACCATCGAACCCAAGGGTTCGACTCTGATGCAGCATACCACCGATCTATCTCCGCGATGGCGACAGATCTGACCTTGTCTTTGCCAAACAAGGGAACGCGCGTGCCACGGGATTCCCATGGCACGTCAGGCCAGCGGGTCCACCTTTGTGGGTCCACTGAAATAACCTTGAGCCCTAGGGCTTTCCGGTTTTCTGGCTTGTCAAGCCAGGCCCGAAATCCTGACTCCTCACGGAGTTGAGATTCGCTGATGGTAAGTTTTTGCTCAACGCTTCCTGAGAATTTCTCCCATTGTTTGGGAGTCACCTCAGTAGCGACATAGGAGGTATATACCATGAGCGCATTGAGCGCCCTCACCCTCTTGCGAGGAGTGTCTATGTCGAGAAAGAGACGGCGAAAGGGACCTTTTGGGACCCCACCTCTTGAAGCGACCCAATCCAACGTCGAGATCCCATCATCGGCAAGCCGGTGAAGGAAGTGCGTTTTCAGGGTTTTAAGACGAGATACTGTCCATTCCTGGCCAGATCTCTTGGTCCACCTCTCAACTGCATCAATGATTGCATGCACTTGAGGCTGGCGGACTCCCAAAGCACTTAGACGTTTGCAGGCATAGTTGCGACTTAAAGTCATAGCTGTGCTCCTGTTAGGGATTTTCAGCAACCATTCCCTTCACGACCA